GGTAACGCGTGTTGGTTTCCGACAGGCGGCAGATATAATCCGGTACCAAGAATCGAATGGAAACGCTCTCGCGAAGGACGGCCCACATGACCCGCACAGACCGCATTACGTTTTGGGCTTGTGGCGTGATGACTGTTATGCTCCTCGCGCTTGGGCTAGTGGATATCCCCGGCCCTGCATCGCGCATCCCCATCGAGTACCGGAACGTCGTCGCAACGTGGGCGACTGGACGGCAGACGGTATCGTTCCGAGTGGGTGAATTCTACTACATTGAGCAGGCTGATGGCTCGATGAGCCAACACGCAGGGGCGCCAGAAAGCTGGAGGTACGTAAAATGACCGCCCAGCTTGACCTATTCGGCAACGAGATTCCGTTCTAGCAGAAAGAAAAGGGGAAGGTATGGGGCGACCGCTGAAGGATGGCTTGACTTATTTTCAACATGACGTGGGCATGAGCGGGGACGAGAAAATCGAAGCCCTGGAGGCGGTCCATGGGAATGACGGGTACGCGGTATACAATAAACTCCTTGAGCGAATCTTCAAGAGCTTCGGGAAGCTCGACCTTTCGGACGATGTTCAGCGGCTTTCGATTGCCAGAAAATGCAACGTCTCAAGCGAGAAATTCGAGCAGATTATCGCCGACGCGGTGCGCTTCAGGCTGTTCGACGAGGAGTCCTGGACGACCGAAAAGCGCCTCACTTCCGACCGAATCAGGCAGCAGCTCGAGGTCGTCGAGGAGGAGCGGGAACGCTGGCGGAAGAAGGCCGGAGGAGAAAACCCCGCTCAAGTGTACTTATCCACGGAGAAAACCCCAGTTATCCACGGAGAAAACCCCAGTTATCTCGATGGAAAAGTGCATAAAGCAGAGCAGAGCAGAGTAGAGCAGAGTAGAGTAGAGCAGCTAGCCGCGCGCGAGACTTTTCCACAGGATGCCGAATACCAAGCCGGGCTGGCAGCCTTCGCCCTCGCTCGAGCCAAGAGCACGCCCAAGGTCAGATCCCCCGCCGCGTTCGCCAGGAAGATCATGACCGAGCCGGACATCATCGCCGAGTTCGAGGCCGCCCGCGCGAAACCCGCCGAGCCCCCGAAGGCCCAGGCCCCGACCTGGTGCTCCTGCGGCGCGGCCCTCAAGCGCACGACCGAGTCCGCCGCGTGCCCGGCTTGCGGCAAGGGCTGGGAGTACAACCCCGAGTGGAACACCTGGGACGAGTCCGACGAGGGCTGGAACGACATCGAGGCCGTCCTCGCCCAGGCGATGCCCCGCGCCGCCTCGCCTTGACGAATCAGGCCAAGCGCGGTATATTCGGATTCAGACGATGCCAAGCCCGCAAGGGCACGAGCCAGTCCCTCGAACGGGATCGTCCGAAGTTAGGAGCCCGCCGACGTTGTTCGGTGTTTCGAGGCCGGTGAAAACCGGTCCCGATATTCCTCGCTTCGGACGGTCCCATTTTACTTTGGGGCCGCAAGGGCTGGCGAATGGCACAGGGCGATTGTAAAACAGCCGAAAAACAAACCTTGCGCATTGCCTGCTCTGGAGCGGATCGCCTTCCTATCGACGCAATCGAAGATTTTCAGGGTGGACTCAAGAAGCGCGGCAAGCGTGAAATCGATCAGATCATAACCAGCCTGCTTAGGTTTGGATTTAGTTTTCCGTTTTTCGTCTGGAATGGTTCGGGGCATAATTATTGCCTCGATGGTCACGGTAGGATTATGGCGCTTTGCGAACTCCGAAAGCGTGGGTATAACCTGCCGCTGTTCCCGGTTGCGTACATCGAGGCCGACGACGAAGCCGAAGCGAAGCAGAAGTTGCTCCGGCTCAATTCGCAATACGGCGCGATGACGATTGATACCGTGATGGAGTTTATGGGCAACCTGGAAATTAACGGCGATGAGCTGGCATTACCGAAAGGGTTTTTAACTCTTGGCGATTCGGCGGAAGTATCAACCGAAGACGCAGAACCGCAGATCACGCGAGCGGAAGAATTAGCCGCAACCTGGGGCGTTGAGACTGGACAGGTCTGGAAGCTCGGGGAACATCGGATCATGTGCGGAGATTCAGCAAATGGAAATGATATTCAAAAACTATTACAAGGCGATAGAGCTATTTGCATTTTCACCGATCCCCCGTATGGGGTTTCAATCGGAGCTAAAAATAGAATGCTTAATTCATTTTCTAAAGCCGAGAGAAATGTCACCGACATCAAAGACGATGACATTTCTCCCGAAGAATTAAAAGTAAAACTTTTACCCGCGTTTAAAAACTTTAAGCAGTACGTTATGTCAGATGATTGTACTGTTTTTGTAACAGCCCCCCAAGGGGGCGAGCTAGGCATGATGATGATGATGATGCAAGAAGCGTGCCCTCGTCCTCGCCATGTGTTGATATGGAAAAAGAATACTCCAACGTTTAGCATGGGTCGGCTTGATTATGATTATCAGCACGAACCGATTCTCATGACGTGGGGGAAGAAACACAAGAGACCTATGGGTGGAACGCATAAGACCAGCGTTTGGGAAATCGATAAACCGCGATCATGTGCAGATCATCCAACGATGAAGCCAGTCGAGCTTTACGAAAACGCTTATCTAAATAATTCCGACAAGGGAGACATCGTATTTGACGGATACTCCGGAAGCGGTACGGCCATTATAGCGGCTGAACACACGGGTCGCGTGTGCCGATCCATGGAAATCGCGCCGGGTTATGTAGCTATTGCGATCCAGCGATGGGCAGATGCAACGGGTGGAACGCCTGAATTGATCGAGGAGCCGCCGTGTGTTTAAACCAGGCCAATCGGGCAACCCACACGGTCGCCCACGAAAAGGGAAAACACTCACGGATATTCTGGAAAAGGAACTTAGAAGAAAACAAGTTAAGGTCAGAGATTCCGACGGGGATATTCTTATCACCGGGAAAGAAGCCGCCGCACGAAAACTACTTCAACTCGCGCTCTCTGGCGATGTTGGTGCTCTTAAATATATTTTTGATCGCATCGATGGCAAGCCCGATATATTCCAGCACGTTATCGACGAGAACGAAATCCCTCTCGTCGTGTTTGATATGGGCGAAGATGGCAAGGACTGAAATTATCCTGCGTCCGCACAAGGCGCAGCGTGAAATAATAAGATCAAGTGCTCGGTTCCGAATAGTTAACGCGGGGAGGCGTTTCGGGAAAACGCACCTTGCTGGACTTGAAATGTATGGCAAAGCCGCAAAAAAAGCGGAAGCCATGATATGGTACATCGCGCCCACGTATCGGCAGGCAAAGCAAATCGCCTGGGAAAAGTTGCAGCGCTTAATCCCAACATCTCACGTTATCGAAAAAAACGAAAGTGATCTATCCTTGCGATTACGGACAGGATCGATCATCGCGCTTCGTGGTGCCGACAATCCTGATAGCTTGCGTGGACCAGGACTTGATTTCGTCGTGCTCGATGAAGCCGCGTTTATGAAGCGAGAGGCATGGACTGAAGTTATCCGGCCGGCGCTCTCCGACAAGATGGGGTCCGCGCTGTTCATCTCGACGCCGCACGGGTATGACTGGTTTTTCGATCTGTACGTTTCGGCGAAGGGGCGGCCCGACTGGGCGGCGTTCCAGTTCACGACGCTTGACGGCGGAAACGTGCCCGCGTCCGAGATCGAGAGCGCCCGCTCCGAGTTGGACGAGAAGACCTTCCGCCAGGAGTACGAGGCGAGCTTCGAAGCGCTGACCGGGCGCGTGTACTACGCCTACGACCGCGAGCACAACGCGCGGCCCTGCAAGGACGACGGGGTATCGCCCGTGCTCGTGGGCATGGACTTCAACGTCAACCCGATGACGGCCGTCTTCGCGAATCGCGTCGCCGACCAGCTGCACTTTTTCGGCGAGCACCTCATCCCGAACGGCAACACCGAGGACATGGCGCGGTATCTGCGCGAGCGCTTCCCAGGGCGCAAGATCCGCGTATTCCCGGATCCGACGGGCAACGCACGGAAGACCTCCGCGCCCGTGGGCCGCACGGACTTCTCGATCCTGCGAAACGCTGGCTTCGAGGTCTTCGCGCCGCAAGCGCCGTACGCGGTCGCCGACAAGATCAACACGGTGAACTCTGCCATGAACACGGCGGCCGGGGTGCGCCGATCTTTCGTGGATCCGGTCGGAGCCCCGCACCTCGCGAAGGGGTTGGACGGGCTCACGTATCGCGAGGGGACAAGCGAGCCGGACAAGTCGAGCGGGCTCGACCACGTCACGGACGCGGCCGCGTACCTGATTCTATGGGAACTTCCGATAGCATGTTCCGAGGCCAGGGGCCTCTTGTAGGGGAGGGGGGCCGATGAAGAAAATCAACGTGATTGCCGGGATTCAAACGACGCTGTCCGCGCGCGTCAACATGTTCGACAACAACTGGAAGGACATCCTCGACCGCGAGCTGTCCGCCCAGTTCCACGAGAAGACTTACGCGAAGATCAAGACCATGCTTGACACGAGCATGAACATATTCCGTCGCATCGTGCGCGAGATATGCACGGTGTACCGCGAGCCTGCGGAGCGTACCATCGTCGACGCGCCCGAGACCGTGCAAGCGGCATACGCCGCTCTCGTGAAGGAACTCCGGATCGACCAGGCGATGCAGGTGGCGCACCGGTACGCGAAAGCCGCGACGATGAGCTTCGTTCTCGTGCGGTACTCGGAAAGTCAGGAGCGCATCGTGCTTCGCGTGCTCACGCCCGATCAAGTTATCATCGAGTCGGACCCCGAGGACCCGACCGTCATGACGCTGTTCGCCTACGCCTCGAACGTGACTGACAAGGACGGAAAGGCCGTGGTGATCTGGACCGTGTACACCGAGACGGAGCGATGGTACGCGGCAAGCGACGGGAATCCGCTCCCGGCCGATCCGAGGACCGGCGAGGTCTACGAGCTGGAGAACCTGTACGGCGTGATCCCGGCCGTGCCCTTCCCGTGCGAGTTCCAGGTGCGCGATTTCTGGAACGTGTACTGGAACGCGGACGCATCCGATGCGAACCTCAAGATTGGGCTGTTGAACACGTACATGAACTATCTCGTCAAGTCGCAGTCATTCAAGCAGATCACGATCAACTCTGACCACGTGTCGGAGGAACTCAAGGATCAGATCCTGGACCCGCTTTTCCCGTTGCTCCTGTCGGGAGGCGCGCAGGCGGCGACGCTCGACCTGAACACGCAGCTTGCGGCGATTGACGACGTGATCCGCGGGAAGGTCGCGGCCATCGCGAACAACTACGGAATCAGCCAGGAGAACTTCAGCCTCACCACGCAGGCCGCTTCGGGCTTCTCGCTCAAGATCGCGAACCAGTCCCTCCAGGACATCCGCTCCGCTGACGTGCCGCTTTGCGAGATGGTCGAGCAACGGCTCTACAAAGTAATCGCCGCCGTCGCCAAGGCCGAGGAGGTCGCGACGCTTCCGCCTGAATCGACGCTCTCGTTCAACCCTGGCGAATTCTCGTGGCCCGATGAGTGGGCGACCGAGCGCGACCGCTGGGAGTTCGAGTTCGCAAACGGCATCGCGTCCCCCGTTGACTACCTCATCGCGCGTGATCCGCAGCTTGACAGGGATGCCGCCATCGCGCTTATCCAAGAGCGACAGGCCGAGATGAAGCAGCTCAAGCCGAGGGTTTCGGCCTGGGACATGATCGTAGAGAAGATGCAGGGCGGCGAATCAGCATCGCCCATGCTGGCGATCGAGGCCGCCAAGCCGGAGACGCGGCCCGCTCTTCCCGAGCTTGCGGCGGCGGCGGAAGAGGAAACGCCCATCGAGGAGCCCGCGCGTGCTTGAGCGCCAGGACGTGATCGACTACACCGCGAAGAAGCAAGAGCTTCAGCTCGTAGTCGAGGCGCTATTCGCTGACATGCTGGAAGGGCTCGACCTCGCGGCGTTCCTCGCGAACCCGCGGGAGTACACGCGGGCATTCCTGGCAATCTGCGCGATGGATGCGATTCGCGCGGTGGTGGCTGACGCATACGCCGCAGGGGAAGCACTGGCCGCGAAGGCGAAGGGGTAGGCGATGGAATACGAGAAGCTCTACAGGGCAATTGGTACGGCGCTGGGCTGGATGATCCTTGTGGTCATTGCCCTGTCGATGGCTTCCGTGGTCGTATTCGCCGTCAAGGAACTCGTCAAGGTGGTGCTCGAATGAGCGCGAAGACGAGCCGCAAGGCGCGGCAGGCAGCGAAGCAGTACGGGTTCGTCTTCCAGCAGACGTTTACCCGGCTGATTCCGCAATGGATCCGGAAGCTTGCGAAAAGGGAGGAATGGTTCCTCGCACCAGCGCACTCCTTCGCGTGGTGGTATATCGCTCGATGGGAGCGGAATCACAAATCGCTTCGGATCGCTTATGAAACGAAATCGATGAACAAGCTCACGCGGATCGCGCGGGGCAAGCTGACGCACGGGTTGCCACTATGAGCGCGAATGATGCCCCGAAGCTCGAGGAGATGCACTTCACGAACCTCATCGAGGTCATGCAGGCGGCCGGCGTGTTCGTCGTGGACGGGATCATCAAGTGCGTGTCGAAGCGCGTGAAGCCGAACGGCATGCCGCAGAAACAGAACGCCGCATCGACCATCGCAGCCAAGGGTCACGATCACCCCATCTTCGAGAAGGTCGGGCGGTTCATGAAGCGCATCACCTACCTCGTGACGCCCCGAAGCGAAACGAGCGTAGTGATCACCATCGCGCGTGCGGGGGATTCGGAGATCGCCGCGCACCTGAATGACATGGGGTACGAGTTCTTCGGGATCACCGACGAGGCCAGCGAGAAGGCATACGAGGCCATGGACAAGTACCTGTGCGACCAGGTCAAGAAGACCTGGGGGGGGCGACGGTGAGCGGCCCCGTATACTTCGACTTCAACGAGGAGATGGACCAGGTCGCGATATTCCTCAACGCCGACGCGGACCTGCTGTCCGATCAACTCGACCTCAAGATCAAGCAGATGATGGCCGCGGGGATGGGGCAGAGCGATATCATCGGCGTCTTGCGGAAGGACCTGTACGGGGGCGGCCCGCTGTTCTCGGGGTTCACGTCGACCTTCAAGCGGCACGTATTCCCGGTCATCGACAACGCGGGGCAGCGGGCGGTCATTCGGAGCAACCAGACGGCGCCGCGCTGGGAGTGGGTGACGACGAGCGCCGACCCGTGCGACGACTGCCGGCCACGACACGGGAAGGTCATGACGTATGCCGAATGGCAATCGGCCGGGCTCCCGCGCTCCGGATTCTCCGTGTGCGGGGAACACTGCAAGTGCACCCTGCTTCCCCCCGGCCAGGTCGGGCCGGCGGTGCAAGAGGCCCCCGTCGAGATCCCGACGCTTGCACAGGCCCGCGCGGATTTCCAGGCGCGCATGACAACGGATCCAGCCTTGAAAGCAAGAATGGCGGAATACCGCGCTTCGTTGAAGCGCTCGAAATAAGTATTTACATTTTGCAACGGAGGTTGTATGATTATCAACAGACCGATGAGATCGCCGATCCAAGACCATGGAGGAGCGGCTCCCGGCACCAGCCAGGACGGAACCGACCCGGGAAAGACCAACCCGGCCCCCGCGCCCGCTCCCGACGGTAAAGCCCCGCAAGACCAAGCGGGCTCCGAGTCCCAGACCAAGGGCTCCGATGAACTCCCCGACGACCCAGCAGAACTCAAGGCGCGCCTCAAGAAGGGCGAGGCCACGCTCAAGGAAATGCGCGAGAAATTCGAAGCGCGCGCCCTGGCGGACGAGAAGGCGGCACAGACCGCGCTCCGGGAGCAGGGGAAATTCAAGGAGCTGTACGATCAGGCGGCCCCGAAACTCGAGCTGCTCAACCGCTACGAAGCGGTGATCGGCAAGATGCTCGATGCCGAGCTGAAGACGATACCGGAATCCCTGAAGGGGCTACTCCCGGAGGGCGACCCGGTTACGCAACTGGATTGGATCGCCAAGGCCCGGGAAGCGGGAGCGATCCAGCAAGGCAACCCCCGGCCCGCCGGGAAGGGCGACGGATCCCCGCCGCCGGCTACCAGCGGGAAGGTGATGACGCTCGACGAGTTCAACCGGAAACCGACGAAGGAGCGCACCGCGTTCCTCGCTTCCGGAGGGCAAGTCGCCGACTAGGTTTCGCGCTGACCGTCGAGAGACAGGACAGCAACGTTTTTTGTAAACCAACGTCGTGATGACGTAGGGAGGTAACTATGGCTTCCGTTTTTTCGGCCCTCGCGCCGACTCTGTTCGCCGCGGCCCAGGAAGTGGCCGCCGAGCCCTTCGGCATCGTCGACGGACTCAATACGTCCTTCTCGGACAAAGGCGTCGCCCGGGGCGATTCCGTCACCATCCCGGTGACTCCCGTCTCGACGAACGCCCCTTTCACGCCGGCCGCCGCTTCCAGCGAAGGCACCTCGAAGACCGCCGAGTCCGTGTCGGTCACCATCTCCAAGAGCCAGAAAAACTCGCACGTACTCACGGGCGAGCAGATCAGGTCCCTCGAGAATGGGGGCAACTACGAGGAGTGGGTCCGGCAGTGGTCCGCGCAGGCCATGCGCGCGCTCCGCAACGAAGCCGAGGTCGACGCCGCGCTTGCCGTCAAGCAGGGCGCTTCCCGCGCCTACGGTACCGCCGGAGCAACGCCCTTCTCCACCTCGCTCGCCGAACTGGCCGGGGCTCGCAAGATCCTCCGCGACAACGGCGCCCCGATGGCCGACCTTCAGCTCGTGGTCAACACCGACGCCGAACTCAACCTGCTCAACCTGAACATTATCCAGCAGGCGTTCGCAGCGGGCACCGACCAGCAACTCCGCACCGGCGTACTCGCCAGGCAGATGGGGTTCGCGATCAAGGCGTCCGCCGGTATCGCCACGCACGCCAAGGGCACCGCGACCGGTATCGACGTGAACTTCGGCGCCGGGTACAACATTGGGGACCGGACCATCGTGGTCCACGGCTCCGACTCCGGCACGGTCCTTGCGGGTGACGTTCTCACCTGGGCGGGCGACACGAACAAGTACATCGTCGCTTCGGCTTCCGTCTCGGGCGCGGCCTCCGGTGACGTGGTGCTCAATCGCCCCGGACTGCGGGCCACCCTGGCCGACGCCGTCGAGGCAACCCTCGGCGCGAACTACACCCCTAACCTCGCTTTCGAGCGCGCGGCCGTGGTGGGCGTCATGCGCCCGCCCCTCATCCCGGTGAACCCGACCATCAAGCAGCAGCTCGTGTCCGACGGCAAGGGCATGACGTACCTCTTCCTCGAGATCGCCCAATACGGCGAAATCTCCTGGGAGATGCACCTCGCCTGGGGCTTCAAGGTCATCCAGCCCGAGTTCGTCGCCATCCTGCTCGGCTAACGGGCAAGGCGGGGTCACAAGGCCCCGCCATTTTCCACAAGGAGAAATGAATGGCCAGACTGACCACCGCGCAGGCGGATAAACTGACCCGGATGAACCCGACCTCCCAGGAGATGGCCCTCGGTTCGAGCCTCAAGGAAACGCAGGACTACGCGCCCGTGATCTTCTCGTATGAGATCGCCGCGGACGCCACCGCGAA